GAGGTAAGCAGGAGCAGCGAATCTAGGGGCAGCAAGTGACGTATCTCATTCACCTGCTGTGCTGCAATCGTAAACGTCACAGCGTCATCGTCCCTCGCGGGTATCGACGTGCGTAACGAACTGTAGTTATTTACTTGAGTAGTGTAAGTAGCTTGTGGCTCGTTGTTCGTGTTAGAGAATACCTGCCGCTGCTGGTAATACGTCACTGCAGAGGGCTTGTTGCCCGCACCATTGAACGGCTGGCGGTCTTCTGGGGGTGCATCACTTGTTATCGGTGCAACATTGTAGTCATCAAATGTGTTGCTGTTAGAGTCACCTATCCAACCATATACTCCGGTACCTACCGACGGGTCTTTGTAGATACGATAATAGGACGCGCCGGCCACCACTGTCCACACGAGTCTGACACCTCCCGTCACCGACAGGGATTTAGCCGTGATGCTGATGGCAGTAGACCCAAGGGACTCGGTACCCGCGTCATCCACCGCAGTGACAACGTATGTGTACGTCTTGTCGAACGAGCCAAAACCACTACCGATTGTTGACGCGCCTTTCTGCTTCAACGCGTTCCCGCCGCCCGCGTAGACGCTGTGACTAGACGAGTCCTCACCAACTAAATCAAAATGATTAGCGTCCACAACTACTATCGTGAAGAATCTACCGTTGACCTCCGTCATGCCCACAACGTCAAGGATCTCAATGAGATTTCCATTGGAGAATCCGTGCGAGTTACACTGAACCCTTGCGGTTGTTCCATTGGAAATCGACTGTATAGCCCTCGTCTCCGCACCCGCTGTGAACTCAGGGGCGGGTACCGTTGATGCATAGTTGATAGTGACCAGCGCCCAGTTGTCATCCGCGAGTCTGTCGAGGTTTGCAGGGTCGTGCTCTGGGTGGACGATGGTCATCACGTCAGCATTCTGCGTGAACCCTAGACGTGGCAGCTGCTCCTCTGTGTATGGGGTGGCAAGCTCATATATCAAAGGGCCTCCACCATCTAAAACAAAGCCGCCGTCCTTAATCACCCGCACTTTCAGATGCTCAAACACCAATACGTACGTCTGCTCCGTATTAAAGCTAAATGGTATTAGCCTACCGACCCTGTCAAGGTCATCAAGTGCCCCTACAAAACGCAGACCCGGGCGCGAATACACCCCTCCTTGCGCACGTACAAACATGTTTTCACAGATGTGTAGCCCCGTCGAATACTTGGCTAAGTCTGCACGAGATTGCAATGATGGTGCGAGCTCACCCGCCGTGAAACTTCGTTGTATAATCTGGGGCATCTCTTAATTCCTAACCGTGATAAAATCACTTTCACGGGGTACGAGGTAACTGTCACCTTGGTCTGTGGCGATGGCCGACGCTAGATACTGCTTATACAACTGCACCGAGTCGCTACGCAGCGCCCTACCAATCTCACCACCAGCAATGGCGATGACTATCTCTGACGCAAGAAGATGTGCCAGCGCCATGATAAAGTCGTCACTGAACAAATTAGGGTCTGTAACTTTTGCAGCGAAATCGATGTACAAGCACGGCTGATCCGACCCGATGATCTTCACGCCGTCGTAGTTGAACACCTCATACGGTACCTGATGTCGGCGCCCCTTCATATCCAGTACTCGGCTATCCAACAGTCGTGACACCACGTCTGAGCTACCTGCGGGTAGCTCCTCATATGAGCCCACTAACCGGCGGATCTTGAGGCAATCAACAGGATATGAGTACGCATATGCCCAGTTGAACACATTCACGGTGACAGGTGCCAATGCTCGAATCTTGTGGTTAAACTGCCACGGTATCTCGCGCAGGCACCGATCACGTAGAATAGGGTATTTCAGCTTGCAAACTTCAGACTGCAAGCTGCCTTCATCCAGCGAGTTAATGCTACCTGCTCTAATGTTGCTCAATGCTATGTTGCATATCTGTACTTCGCTGCTCATGACACGCTCCTACAGTGTTTCAACGTTACCACTTTTTGCAGACTCGCCCTCACCGAGGAATGACGCCGCTGCGATCAACTCCTTGTCATCTTCAATCTGCTTCTTGGCTTCATTTCTGGCCTTAGTCTCCGCTGATTTGCGAGCTCTCGCTTGTGAAGGTGTCTCCACTGCGATCGCCTCAAGCCACGCGGGTACGTCTTCTTTGCCGTCCACAGAGGGGAACGGGCTCTCGGTGTCCAACACCCTGCGTCTACTTCCAGGGCCGTACAACACTCCCCCAAAGAAACCTTTACTCTTAACTTTATAACTTGGCATGTCAATCCCCGTTGAGTCAAATGAGATGGGGGCATAAGCCCCCTGGTATGTTAAGCGCCAGTGATGTTAGTCTGGTTGCCCATACTAATGCCAGCAGTAACTTTACCTTCGGTTGGTGCAGTACCATCAACCACGTACTCGATACCCAGGTATCTTTCGTTGATCTCATTAGGTAACACTTCAACAGGGAACTGATAGCCGACCACCAAGTCCGCAAGCGGTACAACTTTGCTGATGACAGTCGTGCCCAGTGCAGTGGTAGCACCCGTAGAGATCTTAATCTCTAAACTTGTGGCGTTGTTGAACGCTTCTGTAACTTGAATCAAGATAGGGATCTTGTTCCCTTTACCTTTATCGTTATTCAATGGTGCCACAGCACCATAAGGCGTGCCGGCCACACCCAGGTCAATGACGTTAGTGGAGTCTGTGTTTGCAGTGATCGCCTGGTCATCCGAGAATATTTGTTGTGCAGATAAAATCATATGGAATCTCCTAGAGTAAGTGAACGTGCGGTATTAAACCACACGAGCTTCAGTGTTAAGAAGTGCGTCCGACTCACGAATCGGAATACCACGGTAAGTCATAACTTCTTTACCCTCGATCTCGGTAGGCTTCAACCGCACGTAGCTGTCACTAGCGCCTGCGTTAGTCGCCAACGCATCAAGCGTCTCCAGCACGTCACGGTTACAGTAGATGGCGATCTTGCCACCAGCAACACGACGATTCTGCAGCTTGTAGTACGCTTTGCGCATAAAGTCATACAGCGCAACTCCGCCGCTAAGATCTACATTCGCGATACGAGAAACATAGCGCCAGTCTTTAACAGCCAGACCCACATTCCAGGTAAACTTTTCTTCCTTAGCGTAGTAAGGGTTGCCATTACCATCTAGTACTCGCTGCTCACCCATGTCCTCACGCTGAACGCCCGCTTGTGTACCTTTGGGGTAAAGCAAGTTACATTGGTTATCGCCCCAGGTAACAAACCAGATCGAGGTGTTAGCGGATCCAGTGCCGCCCGCGTCGATGATCTGCCCACCGTTAGCGGCAGACTTATCATTAAAACGGGGAGCTAGACCCATGAACTCGTCGGGGTCAGACGCACTGTTGCCATAGAAAATCTTCGAGTCCACTTCTTGTGCCATGGCCTCAAGATGTGCCTGCGCTTCTGACAGGCGCACAGCACCTTCATTGGTGGACAGCGCAAGTAAACGTTTATCAATGGTGCTCAGGCTCTCAACGAATCCCGTGGTGTCTTCCACCTGGGCGGTCTTACCCTTGCTGTTCGGGATACCTTGGTACAGGCGTCCCCAAGTTACGGTAGGTAGACCCGAACGAACGGTATGTAAGTGGGTGGTTCCCTTGTTACACTCGACAGCAATAGCGTCATCAAGTATAGGGGTCATCTCCTTTAACATTTCGATGACTGGAACGTAATTCCCCATGCCATCCTGTAGCTTGTAGATATCGATTAAGTCGATAAAGCTGTTTCCTAAAGTAGCCATTTTTCACCTCGTGAATTAGTTAGGCATTTCTGTCATTCGGGTAGAGAAGCGACACGTGATCCTGCGCCTTCGCTGGTGCAGCCGATGCTCCACCAGGCACATCCTCAGCCGTTAGCTTCCCTACTTTGACCATAAACCGGATAACTTCGGGGTGGTTGCCCACACCGTGTTCCTCCAGTAGTTGTTTCAGTCCTGGCGTACCAAACTTATCAATGGCAGTTCGTGCGACGCTGATACTTTCCTCGAACTTATCACCGCCAAACTCCTTGTCATTCTTAGATTGTTCCCGCCAGTCATTCATCAACTGATTGAAAGCACCCACTTGGCTCTCTGAACCCGCCTTGACCTGCTTCGCCTGGAAATCAACTAGTTTCTGCGCCTGTTCCTGGGTCAGCCCCAACTCTTTAAAGAGTGGAGTCGCCTCAGTCAGCAAAGCGGAATCTAGCTCAATCCCTTCTGGCATAACGAAGTCGGCATAGGTGTCAGGAGGTGTTTGACTACCTGAATCAGTATCTTCACCGGCGGCTTCCACGCCAGTGGCCTTACCCTCAGCGGCAGGTGCCGCCTCTGGTTCTTTATCACTCGACACGTCAGGCGTGTTAGTGCTCTCTGCGGATGTCAACATTGTTGACGCTTCCGCCTCTGTAACTGTGTCTACATCTTGGTCCGTCATATAGCCTCTCTTAACATTTTAAAGTAATCATCGGTTGCGGCACTCTTCAGCTCACCATCAAGCCACAAACCATGCCGTCGCTGACCCGCATTATATATGTGCTGGTTTGTGTCGATGCTAAATGTATCGCTGTAGGTGCCACAATTGCTCAGGCACCTGTACATAAAAGCCCTACCGTTCTCAGTTCGCATTATGCTACGGATCGCCAGTAACTCTAGCTCCCGAGTTTCTTTGTGCCTCTTAGCGCGTGAATCATCATCATCATCATCATCATCATCTCTCATCAAGCTAGCCCCGCACGGCGCATCGTCACACCAAGCGCATTATTATCACTCATCTCTGTCTCCGAAGCTGTCTTGGCGATATCTGCGCCCTGTTGTGCGACCTGCATCGCTTGCGCCTGGGCGGCCTGCTGCTGCTCTGCCAACGCCATCGCGGCAACTTCATCGTCACTGCGAAGCATTGAAGGATCAACACCAAGTGATTCCGCGTATTCATCAACGGCACGTGAAGCATTAACCTTGTGGCGTGCATCTGGCCATACTGCAGCCACTTGACTGGTGAACATCACCAACCTATCGACCGCGCCTGTAGCTGCGAGGCGTTGCGCCTGGGCTAGCACCGATACATATTCAACATTAAGATCACGTTCCTGCAACTCCGGTGGAGGTGGTGGCAACGCACCGCCTTCCTGGAGTATGTTAAACGTCCTGTCGATCAGCGGATCTAGCAGCTCAGTGTGTAGCCGCTCAAGAACCGGCCCCAACATCAGTAGCTTCTCTTCATGCTTCTCCGCAACTTCACGGGCAGTTATCTGCCTGCGGTCTGTCCGAGCCAGCATTAAGAATAAGTCTTCATAGAACGCGCGTTGTACACGGTTCTCGACGTCCATTATCTCGCTCTTGATAGCGGTGATATCCGGTCTATAGTCGTATATGCTACGTAGACCTTCGGAATTTTGGTCGTGCCAAATAATGTCCCCCGGACCCACTGCACCCCCGTTTATCTTATTCTTCAGGGTAGATGACCCTTGCAGGGGTGGGTTGACAATCTTATCCAATGCTTGATACTTACGACGTTCCGCAAGTTGGAGCGCTTTAGTGTCACCGAGCGATGTGATTCCTGGACAGTCCGTCGCGTAAACATCCTCAGCGGTGACGTCCCAACGCGGTGCAAGGATCGGAAACTCGTCAAAGCCTGACTGACGCAAGAACTTCTTCGCGCCCTCTCTGGTGCCCGTGTCTGCCTCGTAATACGCGCTTCTCCAGGCCTTATCCTTCGCCAGTGGACTGTTGCTATCACGGTCATCATTGGGCTCGATGGCATGAACTATCTTCACCCAGGCCTCACTGTTGCCCTTCTTCCACTGCTCCATCACTGTCAGACTAACGTTAGACTCACCGAACTGCTTAATGCACTGCCCTACGCTTATCTCGTACTCACGGTACATCGTATCCGCGACGTCCTTACTGTTCAAAGCGAGCATGTAGCTGCCCACTGTGTATGGTTTGCACCAGATAGCGTTCTTGAAGTCCACGTAAACACCCATAGCTGCAGTGCCGAATACGCCGAGCTCTGAGTAAAGCTGGTGCAGAGAGTTGTAAGTATTCGACTGAGCAAATGTTTTGTACATCAACTGTTGGACTTGATGCAGCCACACTTTGACAGACTGCACCGCGTCAAGGCCGCCATCACCCGTACCGAGTCTGAACCATGGACGTGCTGGCGACGTGATTCCCGACATCATACCTGACGCGAGGGTTCTTGATGACAGACGTGACGTGTTGTTGATCTGTTTAGTGTTGCGCTTGTAGCCCTTGTTCCTGTCAGACGTTAAGAATCGGCCCCTATGCGCAAGGTGATAGTCCGACAGCTCTCGGTACAGCGGTATGAATGACGAACGCTCCGATCGCAAGGCTTCAAGTCGCTTGTTGTAGCTGTCAATTGTAGGCATATCATTGACCCAGCAATGTCTTGTTTGCAGTCACGGCATCGTCCGTAACACCCCGTGCGCTAGTTAGTATCGTGCTACGTCCACCACCCGCCGCTGCTGATCGCCGGCGGCGGTCACTGCCTCTTGCTGATCTAGCTGAAGCCAGTACCGCTTCGGATTCTCGTGGGGTCTCCGGTGCAGACGGCTCCGGTGGCGGTGGCGGTGGTGCTTGAGGTTTTTTCCCTAGGCACATTCGAGTATCT